ACGTAACGCCGAGGCGCGCGTGACGCGCGTTGCGTCGCTCATGGTCAGCGACCCGTTTGAGGTCGAAGCTGGCGACCACCGCGAGACCGCTAGGGACGTTCTTTTTGACTTGATCTCGGAGTTCGCCGAGCGAGTCACCGAGGCTGACCGGGGGTTCGAGTGACCGAGGGCAAGCGCAAGCCGGGGCGGCATACCCTCGAAGAGACGCAACCACAGGCGCTCGAAGATGCCGTGAACGCGCTCGCCGACGGCTTCACGAAGCTAGAGGCGGCGGCGATTGCGGGCATCTCGTACAACGCGTTGCGCGAGCGCATCAAGCAAAGCGACGCATTCGCGGCCCGCGTGGCAGCGGTCCAGGCGCGGAAGCAGCGGCGGTATCTGAACAACATCGATCACCTTGCAGACCACTGCCCGGAGCCGGGGCCGCGGTTGAATGCGAACGTGAAGGCCCTCGAGATGCAGTGGCCGGACAAGTACGCGAAGCGGTCGAAGGTCGAGGTGGGCCCGGCTGCGAGCACGATGACGAAGGCGGAGATTCTTGCGGAGCTGCGTGAAGAGCTTGCGGCGCTTGAGGCTGAGGTGAGTGGGGGCGAAGAATGAGCGGCCGGCCACCGTGGGCGGACACCGCCGCCGCCATCGAATCGGGCGACTTTGCACGGCTCGCGGAGGCCGCCAACGGGGCTATCGGGTGCATCATGGAGGTTGCGGCGGAGCGCGACGCGCTTGCGGCGCAGGCCGCGGAGCACGCGAAGGCGGTTGACGCGCTGACCGCGCGACTTGAGGCGTGCAAGATCAACCACGTCCGCAGCCCGATTGCCCGGTGGGAGGTGGATGAGCTGCGCCGCCTTCTGGCGATGATGGAAGAGCTTCTCTCGGACGCGTTTGACACGGAAGACGAATATGGAGACTGAGCAAATCCGCTACCGGCTACGCGCCCCGCGGGCGAGCGAGTCGGAGCTAGGGTTCATTATCAAGAGCTGGCTTCGAAGCCTCGCCGACTCGCGCACCCAAATGGACAAGGCCAGCGGGTACTACGAAGCGCAGAAGCGGGTGATCGCCTCGTTGCTTGAATCGTCCCGCGTGGTCATCGCGTGCGGGGCGGGGGATGGGCGCATAGAGCCGGACGCGGATCACATCTACGGGTTCGGCGTGGGCTCGAACGCGTCGGACGACTTCCGCGGGGCCGTGCTCCATTGGGTCTACGTCAAACACGAGTGCCGCAAGATGGGCATCGGGGCCGCCATCGCCCGCGAGCTCGGGGCTGACCCCGAAGAGCTGACCACGATCACGGCGTGTACCAGCGGCTGGATCCGGGCGAGGGCCCGCCACTACGGCTGGCACATCTCCGAGTTCGCGCCGCTGTATGCGGCAATCAACCACGAAGCGCGAAAGGCAGGATAGATGGCGGGAGAAACGTACAACTTCAGAGAGAACCATTGTGGGGCCGATAGCTGGACCGACGGCAAGGACTGCAAGGCCCATGTCGCGGATGGCTTCGTGGTGGTGGAGCCGCGCAAGATTGACCGGCCATGGGACCGGCGCTTCCGTGTGCCGCTCTCCGGGCTCAAGGAAATCGTCGAGAACATCGGCGCCGTGCCGAAGGTGACCGACCGCGGCGTTGACCTCGGCGGCGTGCCGGTGGCGTCCGAGGCGCCCGGTGGTGCCAAGCGTGGCCGCACGCCGGGTGCCGCCCTCAAAGAGTGAGCCGGCTCGCCCGCATCGAAGAGCTTCGTGCGGAGCTGGCCCGGCGCAAGAGGAGTGCGACCGGGTACAGCCCGCAGAGGCCCACCGAGAAGCAGGCGGAATACCTCGCCCTTGATTCGTTCGAGGCCCTGTACGGCGGCGCGGCCGGCGGCGGCAAGTCGTCTGCGCTGCTCATGGGTGCGCTTCAGTATGCCCACGTCCCCGGCTACGCGGCGCTCATCCTTCGCCGGCAGTTCACCGACCTAAAGCAGCCCGGAGCCCTTATGGACCGCGCGGGGGACTGGCTCCGGGGCACCGATGCCGTCAAGCGCGATGGCGGCGTGCGCTGGGACTTCCCGGGAGGCGGTGCGCTTGTGTTCGGCCACGCGGCGAACCTTGCCGAGATCAAGGAGCAGTTCAGCTCCGCCGAGTTCCAGTTCGTGGGCATCGATGAGCTGACCCAGGGATGGTCCCTCGCCGAGTACCAGTTCCTTATGAGCCGCATCCGCCGCCCTTCGGGGGCCGGGGCGCTGGCCAAGGTGCCGCTCCGAATGAGGGCGGCGACCAACCCGGGCGGCTCGGGGGCTGGATGGGTCAAGGCTCGCTTCGTGGAACCAGGCTCACCGGAGCGGCCGTTTATCGCCGCCCGCTTGGAGCACAACCCCCACATTGACGCCGAAAGCTACCGGCGGGCGCTTGCCGAGCTAGACGAAACCACGCGGGCCCAGCTTGAGCGCGGCGAATGGGTCGACGATTCCGGCGCCCGCGTCTACAAGTTCACCGAAAGGCACCTCATCCAGTCCCCGCCGGACTGGGGCGAGGGCGGGTGGCGCTACGTCCTGGGCATCGATCTCGGGGCAAGCGAGTCGAATCCCTCGACGGCCTTCGTGGTTGTCGGGTGGCACGCCGAAGTGCCGCACGCCGCATGGGTCCTCGAATCCCGGGTGTTTGCCGGGGGTGAGCCGGACGATATTGCCCGCCGCATCCTGGCCATGAGGGACCGCTTCGGGGCATTTGATGCCGTGGTCATGGACGAAGGCGCCCTCGGGGTGGCCATCGGCAACGCGGTGCGCAAACGGTTCGCCCTTGGGGTCGAGCCCGCCGACAAGCGCGACAAGGACGGGCAGCGGCGCTTGCTCATCGGGGCGGTGGAGCGGGGCGAAGTCATGCTGCTCATGCCGCAGTGCGAGGCGTTGCTAGAGGAGTCCCGGCATGTGCTTTGGGACAAAGACGGTCTCGACGCGCTGAGGGGAGTGGACAAGCACGCCACCGATGCGCTACGGTACGCCTGGACGAAGGTTAGATCCTTCGCCGCCAGGGCCCCAGCAAGTAAGCCCGATCCTAACGACGTGGAAGCACGCCGTGCGCGAGAACTCGAACAAGAGCGCGCTGCCGTTATTCGGCAAAGGAACCGGGGATTCTGGCAAAACCGAGGCTGAGGGAGTTCTGGTTCGAGGCGCCGGACGCTGAAGCGTACGCAAGCGTCGCCGCCGTTGTTCGCTCGGTCCGCACCGCAGACGAACCACGCCGGCTCAAGTATCAGCGCCTTCTCTCTCACTTCGAGAACCGCCCCGTCCATGGGCTAGACGCGCACGAATACCAAGGCGACGCGAGCGACGAAGAGCGCCGCATGATCGTGAATCTTGGCCGCGCCATCATTGACGCTGCGCAGGCCCGCGTAGCCCGCAATCGCCCCAAAGGCGCCTTCTACACCGAACGCGGCGACTACGGCACGCAGCGCAAGGCCAAGCGCCTGGACGCGTTTTGCGTCGGCGTCAAAGAGCAGTCCGACTTCTACGGAACACGCGGCCTCCCGCTCTTCGTGCGCGACGCGCTCATCTTGGGCGACGGCGTGTTCAAGGTCACCGAATCGGTCAACCCGAAGCAGAAGACCGGCGCCGTCCGAGTAGAGCGCGCGCTCCCGTGGCGCGTTCTCGTAGACCCCACCGAGGCGCACCAGGGCAAGCCGCGGAACAAATACGAGTACCACAACATCAACCGCAAGCGCCTTGCGGCCATGTTCCCCGACGCCGCCGACGGCATTGGGCGCACGCCCGAGATTGAAGCGCACGGCATGAACGCCCGGCACGCCGACGAAGTGTGCGTGTATGAGGCCTGGCACTTGCCCAGCGTCGACGGCGCGGACGATGGCAAGCACATCATTTGCACCGACAACGTGACGCTCTCCGTTCGCCCCTGGACGGTGGAGCGGTTCCCGTTCGTCTCGCGGTCCTGGACCGAGCCCACGGCCGGCTACTGGGGCCAATCGATGCTTGAGGACTTGGAGACCATGAACTCCGAGTTCAACGAAATGCTTTATCTCGTTCAACAGTGCCTTTGGCACCACGCGACGCCGTGGATTCTGAAGCCGCGCGAGGGCGACATCGGGGAGATGTTCCTCGACAACGATGTCCGTGGCGTGACCATCGAATACAGCAACGGCGCCGCACCGCAGCGGGTCATCGGCCAGGCCGTTCCCCCCGAAGTCTCGCGGCAAGCCGAGTGGATGCGCGCCACGGCTTACGAGCAATCGGGCGTGAGCGAGGCCAGCGCTACGAGCCAGAAGCCCGCGGGCTTGAACTCGGGCGCGGCGTTGCGTGAGTTCAACGAACAGGGCTCCGAACGCTTCATCGTGCGCGGCTACGGCATTGAATCGGCGGTAGTGGACGTGGACCGCCGCACGATTGACGCGGCCCGGCGCATCGCAGAGGACGGCGCCGACGTGACGGTGCGTGCGGTTCGCAAGCGTCGCCGGTCGAGCTTCGTGGAAGCGATCAAATGGAAGGACGTTGACCTCGACGACGAGGCGTTCGTTATCAAGATCGCCCCCGGTAACTCGCTCCAAGACCTGCCCGGCTACAAGGTCGCGGCGATTCAAGAGGCCTTCCAAAACGGCGCCCTGAACAACGAACAGTACATGGCCTTGCTCGACATGCCCGACTTTGACGGGCACCTCGACATGGTTACGGCGCCTTACGAAATCGTCCTTGACCAAATCGACGCCATCTTCGGCGACGGGCGCGAAATGCTGCCCGACCCGCACCAAGACCTGACCATGGCGATGAGCATGGGGCGCAACGCGTACCTGCGCGCGCTCATCGACGGCATGGAAGAGGAGCGCATGGAGATGATGCGCGCGTACATCGCGACGGCGGAAGAAATGCTGCGGGCGGCTTCGGCTCCCGCCGAAAGCGCTCCTCTCGCTCCGGCAGAGGCGGCGCCGCCCGCGGCAGACATCCCCATTGACGCCACGGCAGAGGAGGCCGTAGCAGCATGAACGAAACCACCGAAGCACCCGCAGTACCAGCGACGCCCGCGGCTCCGGCCGCCAACGATTCGCCGAAAACCAACCTCGGCGAGAAGTTCGGCAAGGATGCCGCATGGAACGCCGCGCTCGCCGCGCTTAGCAACCAAGCCGAAGCCGAAGAGGCGGATGCCGCGCCGGCTGATGGCGAGGCTACGCCGGCCGCCGAGGCCGCTCCCGCTGAGACGCCGCCCCCGGCCAAGGAACTTGAGTCCGACAAATGGAAGGACGCGCTAAAGGCCCGCCGCCGGGCGGAGCGCGAGGCCGCGACCAAGCAGCGCGAGCTTGAGGCCGAAAAGGCCACGTATCAGACGAAGGCGAGCGAGCTTGAAGCGTTCTCGAAGGCGAAACAGCTCATCGGCGAGGGCAAGCTGCACGCTGCCGCGGAGATGCTGGGCATCAAGTACGAAGACCTCACCGCCGAGGTGATTCGCGGGCCGGTGAAGGAAGACCCGACCGACGCCATTCGCAAAGAGATCGAAGAACTGAAGGCGTGGAAGGCGGAGCAAGCCGAGGCCCGCCGTGCCGCGGAGATGGCCGATGCCGAGCGCGGCGCCGTGACCATCGTGCGCTCGGAGCTTGCGGACGCCGAAGGCATTGGCCTGCTCAAGAAACACGCCGGCTGGGAGTCCGAGGTTATCGAGCTCATGAACATTGAATGGCAGCGCACCGGCTACGCCGGCAGCGAACCGCCCATCACGGCCCACGAAGCGGCCAAGCGCTTGAACGCGGCGCTGCGCGATCAACGGCTTCAGGAACTACGCCTCGCTACAGAGGCAGACCCGGACCTTTTGAAGGAGCTGGGACTCACAGCACAGAGCAAAGCAACGACGCCAACCAACCAAGAACGCCCCCAAGCGACCCGGGCAAATGGCAGCGAAATGTTTTCGCCGCCGCGAACCCTATCGGGCTCGCATGTCGGGGACTCTGGACGGTTGGCACCTACCAACGACCCGAGAGAACTCCGGCTGCGCGCCATCAAGGCAGCGGAGCAAGCGTTCTCGGGCGAGGAATAGCCGCGTCCAGATAGCTCGGACCGCTGCCGCTCGGAGGCAGCATGTCAGCAGCATCAGATTTCAACCCAGTTATTCGCGTTCTGTTTCCGCAGACGCGAGTGGACCAGCGCTTCTTTGCTCAGAGCCCCGTGCTCGCGAACATGGAACGCAGCAAGGACTTCGCCGAACGCACCAAGTACATCGCGGTGCAGCGCGGCATTCCGCAGGGCGGCAGCCACACGGCGGCCACTGCGCTTGACGCCACGGTGAAGGGCGTGACGGGCTCGAAGTTCGAGTCCTTCGCGGTGACCATCGCCGAGGACTTCCAGGCGGGGACGATTGACGACCTCACCATGGAGCGCGGCAAGGTCAACAAGGCCGCCCTTGTCGATTGCCTCGAAAAGGAAATCGGCGGGATGATCGACAACCTCGCGTCCCGCGCGAGCTTCGAGATCCACCGCTCCGGCACGGCCGCCCGCGGCGTTGTCGCTTCGTCCGGCATCACGACTACGGCGCTCACGCTCGCAACCCGCACTGACGTGTACAACTTTGAAGTTGGCATGCAAATCTGCCTCGCGGCGACCGAGACGGGTGCGCTTCGTGACACGGCGGACTACGTGACGATCAACGCGATCAACCCGGCAACGGGCGTGCTCACGGCGGACGCGGCGTGGACCAACATCTCGGGCGCAACGGACGGCGATTACCTCTTCGTCCGCGGTGACGCTCCGAACAACACGGGCAGCATCCTCGGCCTCGCGGGCCTCGGCGCCTGGAACCCGTACGCCACCCCCGGCGCCCTCTTCGGCGTCACCCGCACCACGCACGCGGACCGGCTTGCCGGCATCCGCTACAGCGGCGCGTCGGACACCACGGTCAAGAAGGCCATCCGCCGCCTTGCCACGCAGATCTTCCTCGCCTCGCGCGGGGCGGCTGCGAACAAGAGCCACAACAACGTGAAGGTGATCCTTCACCCCGACGACCTCGACTCGCTCATCATCGATCTGCAGACGGCCGTCCGCTATGTGGACAAGTCGCCCTCCAAGATCGATGGCGTGTTCTTCTCGGGTTGCGTGATCACCACGCAGCTTGGCGACCTCGAATGCCTTCCCGATCCGTACGCACCCGCCGGGTACGCGCGCATCGTGAACTTCGATCACTTCAAGCTGGATGGCCTCGGTGAAGTCCCGCACATCGTGCAGAACGACGGCCTCAAGACCCTTCGCGCTTCGGCGTCGTTCGGTCAGGAGTTCCGTGCGGTTTGGCGCGCTCAGGCAGTGTGCGACATGCCCGTCACCATGGGCGTCGCGCTTCTCCCCTGATGACTTGAGAGCGAAGGGGGCGGCCTTTCCATGGGGCCGGGTCGCCCCCTTCCTCTCTTTCTTCTCACTCACGCACTGAAAGGCGAGCACATGAAAAAGGGCGGACTAGCGATCCTGGTAGCCGGGCCGAAGGGCAAGGGATACGAGGACGAAGGCGACGAAGGCGAGGGCGGCTCCGAGCGCATGAAGGGCGCCGAGGCGGTTGCCAAGGAAATGTGGGACGCCATCAAGGAGGACGACAAGGAGACCTTTACGAAGGCCCTCAAGAACCTCTGCGAAATGATGTCCGACGAAGAGGCGGAAGAGGAGTAGCGCGTGCCGCGTACGCGCACGCTTGCCGAGCTGTGGGCATCCGCCCAGCTAATGGCGGACATGCCAAATACCACCTTCGCCACGTCGGCGGAGGGGTATGAGCGCGTCAACTACTCTATCCAGAAGCTCTGGGGCGAGATCGCCCACTCCGACGGGGGCGACTACTTCAAGGTTCCAAGGAATTGGGAAACCGTTGCCAACCAGGCGTACACCGAAATCGGCTTGAACGATTCGGGGTCAACGGCCCCGTTTCTCCGGCTGATCTCTCTTGAGGTGACGCTAAGCAGCGGCGTCCCGCAAACGATTCGCGAGCTACCAAACTGGGAGGACCGGCACGGGCTTTCCATCGTGAGCGGGTGGACGGGCGGGGGTGGCCCGTATTACTCGCTTGCGGGCTCTACGACATACCCGCGCGTTTACTGGTGGCCCACACCCAAGGCCGTTCACACGGTGCGCGCGTGGCTCATCCCGTGCGCTCCGAGGCTCACGCAAACAACCGACACATTCGACGGCATCGATGGTTTCGAAGACGCCGTGATCCACGACGTGGCCATTTACCTCAAGCAGCGCGAGGAGTCGGACGCTTCGCTGCTCATGGCCGAGCGTGACCGCATCATGGCGCACATCAAGCGCGTTGTCGGCCGCAACCATGCGTCGCCGCGGCGGGTGCGCGACGTGCGCTCCCGTGGATTCTTTGGCGCAGGGCGCCGCCGGTGGGAGAGCTGGGAATGAGCGCCGTAGTCACGCGTCGCTCCTTCGTTTCCTCACAGGTCGCCGAGGTGGACCTTGCTGTAGCTCGCGTGCAGGAGGCGGCCCGGGACTCATTACAGCGCGTGGTTGACGCTGGCCCGCTCAAGGGCCGGCAGATTGACAGCGTGGCCGTGAGCACGTCGGCGACGGCCATCGCGCACGGCCTCGGACGACAACCCCGGGGATGGTGGGTGGTTGACGCCAACGCCGCCGCGGACCTTCACCGCACGGCGTGGGACGAGCGCACGATCACGCTCATCTCCTCGGCGTCCGCAACCGTTTCGATTTGGGTTTACTAGTGAAGCTGCAGCGCACCGTTGTTGACATCCCGCTCGACGGGAAAAAGGCGGACGGCACCGGTGCGATCCATGTCGAGCCGCCGGCCTGGCTTGCGCTCGACAATGTGCGGTTCACTAAAGACGGCTACATGACCCAGCGCCCCGGGTATATCGAAGGCTCCGCGGTGGCGTCGGCGTTCTTCGTGCGCCGCGGGGAAACGGTCTACTCGCGCGGGCTCACGAGCATCATTGATGCCGCCGGCATTGGCGACGCCACGCTGGCCCCGGTGACGGCCGTTGACGTGGAAACGGCAACCGTTGCCAACGGCACCTCTGGCCCCGTGGCCTGTGACATCGCGCGAAGCGAGGCCGCGTCTATGGAGCTAGTCGCCTGGATTGATGGCGGCCTAGTGTACGCGCAGTTACGCGACCTTAGCGGCAACCCGGTCGGGGCTATCAACAACCTCACGGCAGCCGGGCAAACGTTCGCCGCGGCGCAGAGCGCGTCACTCCGCGCGTGTGCGGTGAGCAACAAGTTCGCGGTGTTTGCGTCCAGCGACGGCGGCGGGCTCTACGGCTGGACCGTTTCCTATCTTCTCGGCGTCGCAACGTGGGGCTCTTCGGTCACGGTCAAGGCAGCCACGGGCACGCCGTTTGACGCCGACTCCAACGAAGATGACGACGAGTTCATCGTGGCCTACTGGAACGGCTCCGCGACGGTTCTCGACCGCCGCAACACGTCGCTCGCGTCACAGGGCACGGCGACCATCACAAGCTCCACCGGCGCAACGCACGTCTCGGTCACGTACAGCACGGGCCGCGTGCTTGCGGTCTACAGCACCACCGCCGGCGGCATGTACTGCGCGAGCTATTCCGACGACCTTGGAACGACGCACTTCGGGCACACCTCGCTAGGCACAAGCGCGACGGTGACCCCGAGCCCGTCGGCCGCGCTTTCTGGCTCTACGTGGCACGTCACATGGAACGCGACGCTCCAGTACTACAACACGATCAGCACGGCCGGCACGGCTGGAACAGCGATTAGCTCCACCGGCCCGTATGGGGTCGCGGGGATCTTCGTCCACAACTCGATTCCGTACATCCCGTGCACGGTGGTGAGCTGGAGCAACGATTTCCTGCAACCCGTCGGGTTGCTCATGGCCGTTTACGGCTCCACCCCGAAGATGTCGCCCGTGGCTAGGTTCCTTGTGGACCGGCTAACCCCGGGTTACTCGCGATCGCGCACCATCCGCACCGAGAACGTCACCGCGAGCAACCACGCGCGATTCGCGTTTGTGGCCCGCGAATCAATCACCTACTTCTCGGCGACGGCAACCAGCCTCACGTTTGACGCAAGCGCCATCACGCGCGTTGACCTCACGCTGCCCGGCGGCGCGTCCTCCTTCGCGGAGCATGACGGCAACGTGTATTTCGGCGGCGGGCAGCTCTGGGGCTTCGATGGGATGCACGCCTGGGAGAACACGCCCCACCAGTTCCCGGAAGAGCTGTCCGTTGCGCTTGCCGGCTCCGCCGGATTCCTCTCCGCGGGCGCGTATTCATGGAAGGCCGTTTACGAGTGGGAGGACGCCAACGGCATCCTGCACCGCTCCGCCCCGTCGCCCGCCGTCAGCGATACCGCGTCGTCTACCAACACGGCAACGGTCAAAGTCCCGAAGCTCTACGCGACGCACCGCGACGGGGCGGCCCAGCAGACCTATTGGGTGGCACTCTACAGAACGGCCGTAGGCGGGAGCGTGTTCTACCTTTCGGGCCGCTGGCCCGCGTCGGCGCTGTCCGGGGCGACCATCGGCTATTGGGACGTTGCCGACGGCCTAGCAGATTCCGGCCTTGGCGAAATCCTCTACACCGAGGGCGGCATCCTCGAAGCCACGGCCCCGCCTCCCGTGTGGGATATGTGCATCGCAGGCGGCCGCATGTGGCTCGTAAGCGCCGACCGCCGCAACGAACTCTGGTATTCCAAGAAGCTCACCCGCGGCATCTCGCCCGAGTTCAACGCCGCGCAGGTTGTCGACGTGCCGGACTCCGTTATGTGCGTGCGCGCCATGGACGACAAGGTGATCGCCTTCGGGGAAACCGGCATCTTCGCCATCTACGGCGACGGCCCCAACGACGCCGGGCAGGGCGGCACGTTTACGGACCCGCAACGCATCCAGTCGGTTACCGGGTGCCTTTCGCGTGAGACGGTGGACACGGGCAACGGCATCATCTTCGGCGGCCGCCGCGGCGCGTACATGCTTGGCCGCGGGCTTGACGTTCAATGGATCAGCGAGGCCGTTTCAGACTCGCTCACCACGGGCACGTTTACCGGTGCCGCCATGCTGGCCACGAACAACGAAGCGCTTCTCTGCAACGGCTCGGCAATCTTTGCCCTGAACCTCGATACGGGCCAGTGGTCCGAGTGGGAAGTGCCCTATGGGGCGACCGGGACAACGTGGCACATGGTCAGCAACGGGGCCGCCACGGAATACGTCTACGTCGCCCACCGCTCCGCGCGGTCGTCCATTGATTGCAGCTCGGCTACCTACTCCGACCGCAACGGTGTTGGCGGGACGTATTCGGTTATCCCCTTTAGCGCTCAAACCGGCTACATCCGCCCCGGCTCGTTGAATGCAAAGCAACGCATTTGGCGGCTCGTGTTCCGCTACCTAAAGACCGGCACGATCGGGCTCACCGTCTCGCTAGGCACCGACGTTGCCGGGCTCTCCACCTTCCGCGCGTACACAAACGCTGAGCTGGACACGGCGGCCGGGCTCCTAGAGATCCACCTGCCCAGCGAGTACCAGCGCGCGCAAGGGCTCACGATTGGCTTTGCCACCACGTCCACGGGCGGGCAGTACGGCACGATCGAAATGCAATCGCTTTCGGCGGTGGTTGGCGTGCGCGCCGGCACCACGCGGCGACTTCCATCCACAAGCAGGGGTTGACCATGAACGAATACGAGCAGCGCCTAGCAGAAGCCCGCAAGAAAGCCGCCGAAGGCGCCGCGAGGGCCAAGGCCACGAACGCCAAAGAATCCGGCGAAGAGTGGGTCTCGAAGGTCGCCCAAATGAGCGGGCAGGGCCAGCTTGCGGGCGCGGCGAAGTCCAAGGGCGAGTACGACGACCGTGTGCGCGAGAACGCGCCCAAGGCCGCGCAGCTTGCGGACCAGAACGCGATTGCCCGCGACGCGGCCAACGACGCTTCCATCATGGCCCGCGCGAAAGAGTTCAACCGCGGCGACATGATCGTCCGCAACAACGCCTTGATGGGCATCGCCGGCCAGGCGGGCCAGGCGTACGACGCGGCATCGGGCCAGGCCATGGCCACGGGGGCGGAGCAACGCGGCCTCGGCGAACTCATCCGGGCATCGGCCATGGGCCAAGGGCCTTCGGTCGCCGGGATGCAGGGCGCCGTGCAGGGCTGCATGGATGCCGAGGCCCGCACCCGCGGATACGACAGCATCCTGAGCCTATGCACCTACGCCACCAGCACCAACCCAAAGTTCCAGGCAGAGGGCCAGGCTGGCGTGGAGTGGCGCGACCAGTGCTGGGAGTATGGATACAAGCTTCTAGCTGATGTAAATAGCGGTATTCGCGCTATCCCAACCGAGGAAGAGGTTCTATCTGGCCTTCCGATGATGGTGTGGCCGGCTTAATCAAGGATAACTCCAAGGATACCGGCCCGTGATTACGCAGCCAGTCACTAGCCGGTAGTCCATTTGCCCGCCTCGACTCTGCAAGTGGTTGATTCGCTCTGCGCGCAAGGAAGCGCCATCAACGCAGATTACGAGATGGCAGCCTACTGGAGGCAACAGATCCGCTCGATTCCACTCGTACACGGTCGGCTGCTGCGTAACCATTGAGCCAAGCGCGCTGTTGTTGTCCGGTGCGGTTTCTTGCGAGT